GCATGGGTGGAATGAATTCACCATTGGGTGGCGCACCTGGTGGCAAGGCAGGTCCTGCCAAAACAAACTATTCATCATATCTACCTGATGTGTACAGTGGTGCTCCAAACAGAATTGAACGTTATGGTCAATACAATGTAATGGATTTAGACTCAGAAGTAAATGCCGCATTAGATATTCTAGCAGAATTCTGCACACAGAACAACACACAAAACAACACACCTTTCAAATTTGAATATAATCAGAAAGCAACCAACACAGAAATACAAATCATAGAACAATATCTGCATCAATGGTGCAAGATGAATGATTTCAGCAAACGTGTGTTTAAAATTATGCGTAATGTGTTCAAGTATGGTGATGCTTTCTTTATTAGAGACCCTGAAACTAAAAAAATGTTTCATGTTGACCCAGCAAAAGTTTCTAAAATCATTGTAAACGAAAGCACAGGTAAAACACCTGAACAATATGTTGTAAGAGATATAAATTTTAACTTTAAAAATCTTGTAGCAACAACTCCATATCAAACAACTGGCAATGTTACTGGCGGTGGTTCAGGATATTTAACAGGTGGAGTGAGAGGCATGACTGGAGCAAACTATCAAGACTCTCCAGGCACAAGATTTGGAACAGGACAAAGAGAGATTGCTGTTGATGCCGATCACATGGTGCATTTAAGTTTATCAGAAGGACTAGACAACAACTTTCCGTTTGGAAATTCATTATTAGAAAGCATTTTTAAAGTTTACAAACAGAAAGAATTACTGGAAGACGCAATTATAATTTACAGAGTACAAAGAGCACCTGAAAGAAGAGTGTTTTACATTGACGTGGGTAATATGCCATCGCACTTGGCTATGCAGTTCGTTGAAAGAGTTAAGACAGAGATACATCAAAGACGTATTCCTTCATCAACTGGTGGCGGACAAAACGTTGTGGACTCTGCATACAATCCATTATCAATCAATGAAGATTATTTCTTCCCACAAACAGCAGAAGGTAGAGGTTCTAAAGTAGAAACATTACCGGGTGGTACTAACTTAGGTGAGATTGATGATCTAAAATACTTTACAAACAAACTATTAAGAGGTTTACGTATACCAAGTTCTTATTTGCCAACAGGTGCTGACGACTCGCAGAGCAATTACAATGATGGTAGAGTAGGCACAGCATACATTCAAGAATTAAGATTCAACAAATACTGTGAAAGACTACAAAATTTAGTATCAGATGAATTCAATCAAGAGTTTAAACGTTATCTTTTAGAAAAAGGTGTCAACATTGACACAGCAATGTTTGATATCAAGTTCCAACCACCAATGAACTTTGCGTCTTACAGACAAGCAGAGGTAGATAACAATAGAATTTCCACATACACACAGATAGCAACAGTACCATTTGTGAGCAAACGTTATGCTCTATCAAGATTCTTAGGTTTAACTCCAGAAGAGATGGCAGAAAACGAAAGAATGTGGAGAGAAGAGAATGATGCCACAGTCCAAAGTAAACCTACAACATCAGCAACTGAATTAAGAAGTGCAGGTGTTAGCACAGCAGGTATTCAAGCAGACTTAGATGCGGCAGAACCTGAAGCACCAGCCACTGAACCAGGTGACGAAGGTGCTCCATCACCAGCAGGCACTACACCACCAGCAGGTGGAGGCGGCGGTACTCCAACTCCGGGCGCCTAGATAAATAATTTTATGATACTACGTGAACTTTTTTATTACGATCAAATAACAACTGAACCTGGCGAACAGAAGCAATATGATGCTACTGAAGATCAGTCAATCATGAGTTTAGATGACACACGTAAAACAAGATTATCTCTAAAACAGATCAATAGAGCAAGAAAAGCCGGCGAATTTCACAAAGACGAACAACAAAAAGAGTTAGAATTTGTAAGACAGATGTACGGTGCCGCTAATCAACCGGAAATGTAATAAATGACTGTTGCTTTTGTATTAGGCAATGGTCTCAGTCGCAAGCCAATACCTTTAGAACCTTTAAAACAACATGGAAAAATATACGCCTGCAATGCGGTGTATAGAACTTTCACGCCAGATTACCTTGTGGCAGTGGATGCCAAGATGATCAATGAGATATGTATGGCTGGTGCCCAGTTGAAAATGCCTGTTTGGACCAATCCAAATAGAGCATATAAAAAGTATAAAGGCTTAAATTTTTTCGAACCCAGTTTAGGATGGTCATCTGGACCCACAGCACTGTGGTTAGCATCTAAACATATGCATCAGACATTCTTTTTGTTGGGATTTGACTTCACAGGCACCACTGAAGGCAAGTTAAACAACATATATGGTGACACTCCCAACTACAAAAAGAATTCAGATGTGGCAACATACCATGGCAACTGGAATAGACAAACCAGCATTATCCTACAGAAGAACTCCTTGAAGAGATATATACGAGTAGTGCCGGAAGGCACCAATGTTTTTGAGGCTAAAGACCTTAAGAAATACGCAAATTACAGTGAAATCACTGTACAAGAGTTCAAACGACGCTATCACCTATAAAATCGGCGTCAAACGGGTCATTATCGGCCCATTATCTACCTATTTTTTTACCTATCGGTTAAATAATACATGACAGTCTTATCAATAACGTTAATAGGAGAAAAACAATGTCAGATAAAAGCAAATTCGAGCAAATGCTTGAAAAACTAGTCGCTGACGATAGAACAGCGGCAGAAGAAATTTTCCATGATATCGTTGTGGAAAAATCAAGATCAATCTATGAAGGTCTTTTAGAAGATGATATCAAAGATATCGAAGTAGAAGAAACTTCAAAAGAAGACTCAAAAGAAGAAGAAACTACAGAAGCGTCTAAAGAAGACAAAAAAGAAGACGAAAAAGTAGAAGAAAAAACTTCTGAAGAGTCAAAAGAAGATGAAGCAGTAGAAGAAGCATCAAAAGACGAATCTAAAGAAGAAGAAACTAAAGAAGAAGAGTCAAAAGATGAAGAAGCAACTGATGAATCTTTATTAGACGTAGAACAAACAGCAGTAGCACCAGCAGAAGCACACGGTGGCGACGCAACTGACGACATGGTTGGCGACATCGAAGCACCAGCAGGTGATATGGATAACGGCGACGACTCTGAAAAAGGTGAAGAAGAAATCGAAGACAGAGTAGTTGACCTAGAAGATGCTATTGATGACCTTAAAGCAGAATTTGAAAAAATGATGGGCGATAAGGAAGATGGCGACGACGCAGAAGACAATGGCGACGACGCTGAAGACAACGGCGACAAAGAAGATGAAGCAGTTGTAGATCAATCAGCAGAGGGAGAAACTGTAGAAGTTGCTCCTGAACTTGGTGAACAACCAGCAGTAGAAACGGCAGAGCCAAAAACAGCAAGTGAAGAAATTAGAGAATATGTGAACAAAGTAGCGGTAACGCATACAGATGGTTCAGATTCAACTAAATCACCAGTTGCTGGCAAAAATGATATGGGCGGAACTACTTCTAACATTGCTAAAGGCGGTGAGGAAAAAGGTGGTAAAGCACCTGCTCCTAAAGAAGAGAACGCAGGTAACATTAATGTACCAGGCGCTAAAGTTAAACCAACTGCGGCACCAAAGGCCAAGACTAACGCAGATGACGACGCTTCTGCTAAAAAGTCAACAATTGGCAGTTAATAAGGTAGTATAAGGAAAACGGATGTTATCATTACGTGAGACGCTTACTTTCGACCAAGCAGGCATAGTCGTTGAGACTAAGGACGAACACAACGGTAAATCCCTTTACATGAAGGGAATCTGCATTCAGGGAGGTGTTAAAAACGCCAACCAAAGAGTGTATCCTGTTAACGAAATCCAAAGGGCTGTCAGCACACTTAACGATCAAGTCACTGGTGGATACAGTGTTCTCGGCGAAGTTGATCATCCAGAAGGACTTAATATTAACCTAGACCGTGTCAGCCACATGGTAAATGAAATGTGGATGGACGGACCGAACGGATACGGAAAATTAAAAGTATTACCAACCCCGATGGGACAACTGGTTAAAACAATGCTGGAAAGCGGAGTTAAACTGGGTGTTTCATCTAGGGGTTCGGGTAATGTAAAAGAAGACGGATCCGGCGAAGTATCAGATTTTGAAATCATCACAGTAGACATCGTAGCACAACCATCGGCGCCAGGAGCATATCCTGAACCAATCTACGAACATCTAATGAATGCAAAAGGTGGTTTGAAAGCATTAAACACAGCAAGGGACACACAGGCACAAAAATATCTAAAAGAACAACTAATAAACATAATTGGAAAACTCCAATCTAAATAGGAGAAAATAAATGTTAGAAGCACTGAAATCACTTTTTGAAAACAACGCAATTTCGGAAGAGATCAGAGCAGAAATAGAACAAGCATGGAACCAGAAGGTTGAAGAAAACAAACTTTCTGTCACTGCTGAACTTCGTTCAGAGTTTGCTGAGAAGTATGAACACGACAAAGCAACTTTAACAGACGCTGTTGACAAAATGGTATCTGAAAGAATCGAAGCAGAAATGGCAGAGTTCGCAGAAGACAAGAAGCAATTAGCAGAAGAA